GAATTATTTGATTTGCATTATGTACAATCTGCTGATGTTGTAACTTTAGTACATCCTAATCATGCTCCAAGAGAATTGAGAAGATTAGGCGCAACAAAATGGGAAATTAAGGTAATAAATTTTGGTAGTCCAATTAGTTCACCTACAGGAGTTGCTGTAACTGCATACATACCTGCATCTTCTAGTACAAATACAGATACTTTTTTAACTCACAATTATGTTGTTACTGCTATAGCAACAAACCTAGTAGACGAAAGCGCACAATCAAGTGCAGCATCTGTAAATAATAATCTTTTTGTAGGTGGTGCAAAAAATACAATTACTTGGAATGCAGTTACTGGTGCTAGTCGATATAGAGTTTATAAAGATCAAGGTGGTATTTTTGGATTTATTGGAGAAACTACTACTACAACTATTGTTGATAACAACATAGGGCCAGATTTTTCTGTTACGCCACCAATATACGAAAACGATTTTGTAGGAACTGGTAATTATCCGGGTGCTGTATCTTATTTTGAACAACGCAGAGTGTTTGCAGGGCCAAATAATTTCCCACAAAGTATATGGATGACTAAATCTGGTACTGAAAGTAATATGTCATTTGGTTTGCCTATACGAGATGATGATCGTATTGAGTTTAGAGTTGCTGCTCGTGAAGCAAATACTATTAGACACATTGTTCCATTAACACAATTGCTATTGCTTACAGGATCAGCAGA